ACGCAAGGAACCTATTACTTAAACGGAAAATATTTTAGTATAACACAAACAGAAACTCCACCCATTACCTTAGAGCAAGGTACTGTGGAGATAAAGAAGGTGGTTACCATAAGAGAACAAGGCGGCATAGACCCAGAAAAGCCTATATCAGTAGGTGAGGTTGAGATAGCGCAAGGAATTGTCACTTTGAATGGTAAGGCAAGGTCTCAAACGAGCACTATGATACCTGTACCTGAAGTATTACAGGGAGATGGGGTAATTCCGACAATAGCGGCAGGAGAAGATGCTTTCATAGATGGGCAGAGCATTGATCTACGCACTGTAGGCTATACGTCTTTAGGATTTGGTTTGAGCTTCCTACCAGTAGTAGTACAGGGTGGGCAATCTCCAAGAAACGCCTTATCAGAAGCAAACAATGCAATTACACAACACAATGAGGGTGGATTAAATCCAACCAACCAAGCAAACACTCCAGAGGTTGGATTTAAAATGACTGATACGCGTAGGGCTATGATATCAGCCCTACTAACAAATCCATTCCAGAACTCAGAGTTTACACCATATGATGCTGTTGCTCCAACACAAGAGCCAGGAACAAGTGATCCTAGACTTGGTAGTAATTTAGATCAGTATAACAAAGTAGGTCCAAACAAAAACAACGACAACCTAACTTTCCAGAATACAGAAGTATACAACTCACAAGCAAGAGCTCAACTAGCAATTAACATACTTAACCCTGTACAAGGTATAGGAGGTGATCAAGCAGCTACTTTAATTAAGCTTGTAATGGATGATCCTTCTAATGGAAGAGCTGGCGATAAGAGTGTTGATGATTACGGAAAGTACTTTAAAGCAGCAAATCAATCTGCGAACAACACAGTAACAAGTGTTGAGGTTGGTGGTATAAGCAATCAACCAAACCCAAACATTCCTATTACCAATGCATTAGGAAACACCACAAACGATCCATCTGCTGGAATTATCACCCAGATTAAAAGCAAGGTTGATTTTAAAGATCACAGAAAGGGGTTCAATGGTTCGTATAAGTACTATGGAGATGTAACCAAGTACGAGCAAATTATACAAGCAGTAAACAGATCGCCTAGAGCAAACGCCAAGCGACCAGAAGCAACTATAAGAATAGAAGAAATAAAAGGTGGTGCAAATGTAGAGTTCCCAGCATTTATAAAAACATTGGGAGATAGTGTAACAGCAACTTACGGAGACTATAAGCATGTTGGGCAAATGGATACTTTTAAAGTATATCAAGGAACAACAAGACAAATCTCATTAGCTTTTGATGCAGTTGCTATGGGTAATGCAAATGATGATATTGGAGATCCTATAGATGCAAAGGCGTTGCAAGTCAAGATTGACGAACTAATGCGCATATGTACAGTAGGAGGAGCCGAAGGTGATTATATCGTAGGACCAATCATAAGAATATATATAGCAAATTATGTTCAAGGATTAATATGCGCATGTGGTAGTGTGAAGGCCGATGTACCTATAGCAGACACAGCATGGGATCAACAAGCAGGATTGCCTCACATATATAATGTAACAATGGACTTGACCGTTCTAGCAATGGCAGGTGGTGGCGATAGCTTATTAGTAAGAAATGGTGCGTTTTATTAAAAATAGGTAAATGTCAGGAAGATACGATAATATACAAACAAAAAAAGACGATAAAGGTAGAAGGTACGTACCACCAGTAATGTACCCTAATATTCCTTTTAGTACTAGAGATATCTATGTTCGAACTGGACCAACAGATCGACTAGACCTACTTGCGTATCAGTTCTACAATAACGTAAAGTATTGGTGGATTATTGCTCATGCAAATAATTTAGGAAAAGGTAGTATAGCAATCCCACAAGGGTCACAAGTGAGAATACCAACAGACCCAGCCAAGATACAGAGATTATTCGATGATTTAAACAAATAAAGTTATGGCAATATCAAACGAGTCGCTTTTCAGTGCAAAGGACGTACCGGGCCCAGTACGAACGGAATTAGAAACACGTGCTTTAAAAACGTGGAATCCAATGAACGGCCAAGCTAAGACTTGGATTCACGTAATGTCACTTGCAGAAGGATCGCCATCTCCTATATCCACTTACGATAACTTTTCTTTAGCCTATGACAAATACAACAGGCCAAAAAAGCTAATACAAAGCCTCAAGGTGGGGTCTAAAGGAGAATACGGAACAACAAAGTCAGCAACACTAGAACTCATACTATTCTCAGATGAGGAATTAAACGACTTTGCAAGCTCGTATATGATTCCCGATATGTCTGTAAGAATTCAGTGGGGATGGAGTGTTAGTGCTACTGGAGCACAAAAAGAGCAACCAATACTCGACACACTATACGACAACGATGCATTAAGTAGAATGCAAAGGATATCCGAAACCAGTCCTAGCTACGAGGGGTTTCAGGGTAGAGTTGTTAGTTGGAACGTTACTTTGGACCCAAAAGACAATGCATGGTTAGTTACTCTAGAGATGGTTGGAGCAGCAAACTCTGTAACAGAGACATCTATTTCACAAACTACCGACAATTGCAAGTGTAAAAAGAAGGTTACTGGCCAGACTGACAGTGGTGATAATAAAACAGAAGATGTTGTAGAGGAGTCATCAGCTCTTCAAGCAGCTCTCTTGGAGCTATATGATGATCCAGAAAAGATAACAGCAGTACAAGCGGGAACTAATGGTTATAGTGGAGAGTTCGTAGCTGAGACAATACGCTACCCAGGATTCTCGAGAGATGAGTCTGGAAAAGAAGATTCTGATGGTTTGTTGTGGATTGACGCAGACTTGGATGCAGAAGAGACTTATGTTTCTTGGGGAACTGTCGAATCCTTGTTATCATACTTTAGCGCACAACAACTTGATGGAAATGGACCAGTAGGCTTTAAGGTGGATTCACGAGGACTTACATTAAAGGTACCAACGCAGTCAAAAGGAAGATGGTTTAGCGCAGACCCACGCGTATGCATATTACCTGGAGGAGGATTGGTATTTGAAGAGCCAACTGAATGGACAGACGGATTGGTTATTGCAGCAGCTGCGTATATTGGGGCAGTTGTATCCTTTGGAGCATTGACCGGAGCAGGAGCAGCTGCTGGAGCTGCTTTAGTAAGTGACCCTGGTTATGGAACGTCAAGTGGTAATTGTTTTGAGACAGATAATAAGATAAAGATTACAGACATACGAGTTAGTACTATACATCTGCTTAAACGTCTGAAGGAGTTTGAGACTAACAAAGACACTATAATGACAGCATTAACAACGTTGCTTTCAGACATAAACAAAGCGTGTGGAAGTCCTTGGGAGTTAGAACTAATAGATGTATCAATTCAAGCAGGCGTAGAGTCTGGTGGCGTTACTCAATTAGCAACAATAGATGCAAATGCACCAGAGCAAACCCTCCCACCTTTTATATTCAAAGCAACACCAGGCGACGGTGGATTTTGTCGTGAAATAAAGTTAGAGCTTAAAATGACAGATGCTATGAAGACCCAAGCTCTATATGGAGCTAACGGATCGGATAGCGAATCATCAATACAATCTTCTGGCAAAACTCCATGTTCAAGTCGCTTTATGCAATACACAAAAGAGCTAAAAAGGAATACGGGAAAAATTGAAAAGCCAAGTGAGGGAGAAAACATATTACAAGCTTTTTGTAAGGCAATGGAAATATGTAACGAATCAAACGAGGTTGAGCACCCAGTAGATAAACTACAAAAACAAGCAGTTGGTGTGAACATTGACGGCGCAAGAGTGTATCTTGAGAGCGAAAGACGTAAAGGAGAAATGGCAGCGCTAAAAGGACAAGGCATATCAGCATACTGTGCCACTGCAGCATTACCAATGGGCTTTAGTGCAACATTAACTGGTGTTGGTGGATTTAGATGGGGTCAGACGATTACATGCGACAGACTGCCAGATGACATGCAAAAGCTTGTTAAGTATCAAGTAACAACGGTAGAGCATAATGTCACACCAGATGACTGGACAACTTCAATTGACACAGTAGCTAGAAAACGATACTAATGGCAAAAACTAATAAGTATAGTGTAACGTACACCAACAATACCCTCTATACAAAGGGGAATGAGTTTATAATCGAATCAACTGGTGAGCAATATGATGGGCAATACTATATTGTAGATGGAGTAGCCTACACAGGAAAGCCTAATTCAGTTGACACTAAGAGACTAATACCAGGAGCATTTACAAACTACGATACCTACACCTACGATAAGAGCAAGCAATTCAAAAGTCGTGTAAAGCAATTTGTGCAGCCTAGGTTCTACAGACCAGCACCAACGCCTTCTGACTACGAAATAGGATTTATACAACGCTATGTCGTATCACACAACTTGGACACAACTAAGTTTCCAATCGAGATCGGAGTATCACAGGTAAATGCGTATGGAGGTAGAAATGGAATCGACCCAGGCATCTACACGTTGCATAGAATAAAGTGGGTAATAGTGGGAAGTTTTGTAACTACAAACACAATCAATCCTGTAACAAAGCAAGTGGGACCTCCAATACTAAGCGTAGAGGATCAAAACAGAGCAACACTTGAGCCTATTGTTAGAAGGTACCCAATGATGGAGTTTGCATTTAGGAATTATACCGAATTTGCTGAATCAAATCTTTTTTAGTATATTAGTTGAGTGATAATAGACTCAACAAATCAATACAACAACTTCAAAGATCAAATAGCAGATAAGCATATTGTCTGTCATGCTATAGGTTTGCATCCACAAAAGCATCTTGTGGACAATACTATCATAGGTTGGTATGCGAAAGTATTGGATGGAGGAGAGTTCACAATATTCATAGAACATCCAGAAGCCTTACTAAAGAAGGATGCATACGAAGACTTTACTGCTGCTACACGGTGTTACATCGTTGATTTCGACATTTTAAGCTATAGTGGATACAAACCATTGCCAAACATGGAGGATGCGTTAATCAACAGCTATTTGTCGTTTAACACTATACCTGAGCAAGAGTACAATCTACAAATCAACTTTTACAGAAAGAGAGTGGGATCAGCATGCTCAAACTTCTTAGTTGATCCAATTAAGATACAACAGCATTGTAGAGAGCTTATAGATAAGCTGCCAATCGATACTGAGAATACTAACAAGTTCTATAGAGTAGTAAAAGCAACCTTTCACACAATAGAGAAGAACGGTATTGCTGTGCATGAGGATTTATTTAAGGAGTCGTTTGGAGGACAGGGTTATGTTAAAGAAGGAAAGGCTTATACCAAGTATAATCTCTACACATCAACTGGAAGACCGAGCAATAGATTTGGTGGAGTAAATTACGCAGCCTTGAACAAAGAAGATGGCTCTCGTGAATGCTTTAAGTCTCGATATGATAATGGATTGTTAGTAGAAGTAGACTTCACATCTTATCACCCAAGAATCTTAGCCAGTCTAACCAGATACAATATTGCTGACGATGCTAATATATACGAGCACTTAGCTAAAGAATACTTCGGAGCTAATCCAACTGATGAGCAGGTATCACAAGCAAAGGAAATGACCTTTAGACAATTGTATGGTGGCATATCAAGACAATATCAGCACTTAGAATACTTTGCAAGAATACAAGCAATAACTGATCTACTATGGAAGATGTATTGTGAACAAGGGTATGTGCAAAGTCCTATATCCAAACGTAAGATAGCTAACATAGAGGACGCATCACCAACAAAGGTAATGAACTACTTTATCCCATTGCAGGAGACTGAGCAGAACGTACAACTATTATCTCAAGTATTCAACAAGCTTCACGAAGACATGCTACCAGTACTGTACACATACGATAGCGTATTGTTTGATATTCCAATAGAAAAGAAGAGTATATTACTCGATATATTACACTCTACAATTCCAAGCAAATTTCCATTTAAGGTAAAGGAAGGAGATAATTATAGTCATATAGTATAATCCTATGAAGAACAAAGATATAGACTACGCTGGCATAGATTACAAAGCCTTTGGCAGAGGAATCCTCAGCGAATTAGAAGCAGCAGGTGGAGCAGCGGATGACGAAGCTGTGGCAAAGTTACAACAACAAAAGGCAGAGTTGGATAAGCAGATTGCTGCATTGGGTGTTAAAAAAGCAGCCATAATGAAGCAAATTGATGCGTTAGAGAAGAAGTAATAGATGAGACCTCAATTATTGTGCACATTTACGAATCTACAAGATTTACCTTATTGCATTGGTAATATACACAAGACCTATAGCAATGATGTTGCAAATCTTAAATGTTATACCTATATTCACAATCCGGATAACATAGTATGCGTGTACAATGTATATAGTAATGACAGAAGATTGAGAGACACAATTTCAATAAACAGAAAGAAAGAAACCAACACCTTATATAGCATCAATGCGTTAAACGCTTTGATCATAGCATTGAACGGTGGTGTGTTAGACAAGTCGTACATGATCAACTGGAACGACTATAAAGACTGCATGCTATTATCGCAGGGAGCAGATGGATACAAAACAATTCTGATAAAAGAGTTGTCTAATCCATAAAAGATTCGTATATTTATAGAAATAAACAAACAAGTTATAATATGGCAATCAATCTAGATGCAATTAAAAGTCGTCTCCAAGAGATGCAAAAAAATGCTAATTCCGGTGGAGGATCAGGAGTATCCGAGTTTCTTTGGAAACCACCAGTAGGAAAAAGTCAAATCCGTATCGTTCCTTATGCGTTCGATAAAAGTAACCCATTTATTGAGATGTTCTTCCACTATGAGATTGGAAAGCGTACTATGGTATCGCCAACCTCATTTGGACGTCCTGACCCAATTGTTG